GTGGATGCGAACAATTTTATCAGTATCACCGATCCAGTATCAATCGCTCCTGCTCAGGGCGGCATGCAAATGATTCCTAGCATGTTTACGTCAGAACCCGGATGTTCTGTGACGCTAAATACTACTAACGTGGTAATGTTCTCAGAGACTGAGGACAGTATCAAAATGAAGTATATCGAAGCAACTACGGGTATCAAAGTACCTGATAAGAAAATTATATTAGGATAATATGGCAGCATTAAGTCGTGTAGGAGATCAGAATCAAGCAGGAGGCGCAATCATTCGCGGAGCTGGTTCAGTGTTTGCCAACGGAATAGCCGTAGGCTTGCATGTTAGCGGCATAACTCCACACGCACCCTGGGGCCGCCCTCATCCCCCGCATGAAGCAGCAACTACCACAGAAGGTAGTCCTACTGTATTCTGTGAGGGAGTTCCTGTACTCAGAGTAGGCTCAGGCAATAGCTGCGGCCATAGTATCTCGCAGGGAAGTCCGGATGTGTTTGTACCATGAGCTTAACAGGTAAATACACTCCCCTCAACTTAAACAGTTTGGGTTCTTTGGTTCAAAATATTGGGCTACGAATCAATGCCGAAGCACAGCAACACATGGGTATTAGTAGCTCACTCTCTACTCACACAATGGGCAGTACCTCACTGAATACTGTTATCAGAATGCTAGTTCATTCAATCCGAGAGGGATTTATGAACAGTAGTCTTACATGCTATGCGAATCTAATATCAATCGGTGCCGACTCTGTTCCTGCATTAGGGGACAGCAAACCACCTCAATATCTGCGTACTGCAACCCTCGCACCTTATCCTAGTGCAGTGCCATACACCGGCGAGTACACTAGCTATGGTTGGTTACGAATTATTCCCCTGCAAGCACACTATGAATTCTATATCAACAATGGATCATATAGTGATTTCCTACACACATTCAATATGGCATCCGGCTTTATTGCACAGTCAAACAAGGCCATTGATGCAATGAATGCAGCCGATACTTACCTAGATGGTACGTATAGTAACATGAATGACTTGATAACAGCAGACCTAGCTGGGGTTAGCCTAGCGTTATTCTTCTGGGGCCAAGACTTAATCGCACTGGGCAGAGCATTGGATCTAGGAACTATCGATACATATGGGCGTCCTAGCAACCTATTAAAGACTTTGTATAAAAACAAAGCATTGACTAAAGCAGTCAACCTAGCATTGCTAGCAGCGGGATTCTCCTCAGACGATATGGATTATATCATCGGAGGGGAGGAAGCCACAGTAGAGCAGCAAAAGAAACTATACGGTGCTTTCAGTATTGTTATGGGTATTGATTTAGTAGACGCATTGATTCCAATGAATTGCCAGACGAAAGGATTAGGTACACTTGCTGACTTACTTAACCCTAAGATGCTCTTCCCTACAAGCTACACTACATTAACTGTTCCAGAGTATAACGCAACAGCAGGCCCTACTAACAGCAAGACTTATTACCTATTGTATACCGGCGGGGAAGTAACTTCACAAGTGCTTAACAATTATGGAGAACAGCTAAAGACTATTCTACCAGCTACACTTGCTGCGTCATGTGCTGCATTCAGCGCAACAATGTTGCAAGTTAAGAATATTAAGTCAGCGGATATCGAACGATTTGGTCAGGTAGTTCGTAACTTAGAAACAGTAAGCGACCTGGGTGTTAATGGAACTAATGTTCCTACTAATCAGGATATTCGAAATTCATCATTGCCTCTCATTGCATTAGGTTCAGGAACGAAAGGTCGCTATACCACTTGTGATTTCTTTGGTGCAATGTCGGGTCTACCATATAACTGGTCTATGCTAGAGGGATACCTAAAGGCGCTAGGTACTGCTACCTTGGTCAATATATACAGAAATATGTATCTAGCGATAACATGGGAACCAGCGACTGTTACCGCATTGTATTCTACTAGTACAGACGTTGATGGTAACACTCTTTACCAAGTCACAGGGCTGACACTGAACGATATAGGTGGCGGCTACGGCCGAGAAGGTACTATCGCTGACCAGCTTATAAATCTTAGTAACGGTGGAACGGGTACTGTTGTCATAGGAACTAACGATTCTGAAGCTACTCTAAGTCTATTCGGTAGAGTTATGTCAGTTTCACTTACATCTGCAGGCCCTGCATCTAGCACTATTCCTACTGCGACAGTAGTGCCACCATATGGACCTGGCTGGCCAGCAATGAATGATGTTGTACTGTCGTACATCAGCCAAGCTAATGCCGAGATTGCTACTATTAAAACTAATAATCCTGCGGCGGCAACTGCCATAAACAATCTATACAACACGTTCGGTAACCGATTGACCATTGAACAAAATGCCAGAAGCCTCGGGCTTAGAGCAGAAAAGTTCTTACCCGATCTTAGCACTATTGTCACTGAAATATATGGCTTCATGGAAAGTTTAAACATCTATGCAATGCAGACTGAACCGTGCGGTGCTGTACAGAATATAGAAGCTATCACTGATGCCACTGTAGGTGGCAACAGTATTATTGGTGGCATGAGAGAAGTTCGTAATGCTCAACGACTAGGATTGACTGGGGTTGAGCAAGATAACGAAGTGGGAGTAGAGCAGCTTGTCCTGCCTAGAGTTAACGGGTCAATTCCTAGCACTACCATTGCTGATCCAGTTACTGGTCGACCTATTGTTGTTCCTGTCATTACGACGGGTCCCATAGTCGATATCCCGATTATTACCGGTGGACCAGTCGGCCCTTCAGTCGTTGCAGGCGACAGCCAAGACCCAGCAGCCGGCAATAGTAACACATCGCCGTGGACTACACTAGTCCCAAATTCGATAGACATAATTTCGATTACACCTATCGTGAAACCGTCAATTCTTACACCTGCCCAAGCAATCGAAGACGTTATACTATGTAACTGTGATTGCTGGGACAACATAGTGTAACCAAAACAATTGACGCTAAACATTGTATAGTGTATACTATACATAGGAAAGAAGTATATATGAAGAATATAGCCTCAATAGCCTCTAAGCTACTAGCAATAGTTATAGTGATTTACACCTTAGCAACAGTATTGATTAGGGTTGATGATGAAGTCATAGCCGAAGAACCGGAAATAGTCGCAGCTAAACCGGTTGATGTTAAGCAATTACAATGTTTAGCAGAAAATATCTATTATGAAGCAGGAAGCGAAAGCGAAGCAGGTAAAGCAGCAGTTGCTAGGGTAGTTATGAATAGAGTTAAGTATGGGTTTGCGAACACCCCGTGCAATGTAATTTATCAAACTACAATGATAACAAAGATTAATGAAGAAACACTGGATGCATACAAAGTAAAAATGTGTCAGTTCAGCTGGGTATGCGAAAACAAAAAGAAACCAAATACGAATGATCCTAGATATATTCAGTCGAAAGAAATCGCATACAAAGTACTAGCCTATGATGCGTATGAGGATGTGTTGCCTCGTACTGCATTGTTCTTTCATAACTTAACAGTTGATCCTTTCTGGCCCTATAAACAAGTAGCAAAGATAGGTAATCACATTTTCTATAGCAAGCAGAAAGTAAAACATAATGAGAAAAAGCCCAGAGAGGGGGTCATTTAGCATGAATAGGTATGAAAAGAAACTCGTTGATGATCCTGAGGATAAAGCTGCGATGGATATGATTAATTTCTTCAAAACTGACATACAACGTAGAACAGAGTTAGAAGAATCAAGTGAATGGCGTACTGATAATATGGAGTATGACTTACGCACTAATGAAATGATTGCAAATAAATGTAGTGATAGAGTATACGCCCAACATCTCTATGCAGCACTATGCAACAACGATTTTATAAAAAACGATGTATGGCCTATTCTAACTGACAAACGATGGAGTTGTTCGTGGAGACATGCAGGTGGCATAATCGCTAATATCCGTGAAGAGGGCGACTACATCGACTGGTATTGCAGTGGCATCAAAGACATGACTGACCTAGACGATGATCAATTTAGAGAACTAACTAAAGAACAACAATTGGAACATCTAGAGAAACACGCATTCGTCAGTGAAAGTACCGTTACTGATGAGATAAGACAAGATTTGTTAACGCTAGGTTGGCTAGTCGCTGACAACGCCGAATAAATACATATTCACTTAAGGAGATAATTATGTTAGACACACTATTTTGGTTAGCTATTGGAGCATTCGTAGGTTGGAACTTCCCCCAGCCACAGTTCGCAAAGAACATTCAAGTTAGAGTTATGACCATGTTTAAGAAACCACTATGAAAAAACTGTTACTAATCGTTATGCTATGCATTAGCGGATCTGCTATGGCACAGCATAATCACCATCATGGTCATTGGCAACGTGGTCATGGCGGCAGCGGTTGGAATTGGGTCGCCCCGATTATTCTCGGCGGAGTAATCGGGTACGAGATTTCTCGTAATCAACCTCCTGTCATAGTACAGCAACCTCTTCCTATCATTGTCCGACAAGAGTATTCGTTTCATCAGCAAAATTGCAGCCCATGGACTGAGATTCAAAACTCAGACGGCACCATCACCCGCACACGGACCTGTACTCAATAAATAATTTGATTGCTATGATTCACACTAAATCATAGTATCACTGAAAGATTTACATGACCGATATTGCTACCACGATTCAAGCTACCCTCGACACACTCAAGCAGTCGCTATTACTTACTGATTCAAGAATCGGTGAGTTTTTAGTATATAAGAATGACATTGTAATCAGCAAAGCAATAGATATGTTTGGCGAATATTGCCAAGCAGAAGTTGATATTATCAGCGAGTATCTTACTGAAAACAGCCAGTACATTGACATAGGTACCAATATCGGGTATCATCTTGTTGCAGTACATAAAGCAACTAACTGCAATGTGTTAGGGTTCGAACCTAATCCAAAGCACTTTGCAGTAGCATCATATAATAGCAAAGACTATCCCAAGATTCAAATCGTCAATGCAGGTGCAAGCGACAAGAACACCGAGTTCACATTAAAAGACTTTGACCCCGAAGAGAATACAAACTACGGTGATATACATATTACTGAGGGTAATGGTATCACTGTTAAAATGATTCCATTAGATAGTGTAG